AATCCATCACCATCCGGAGGACCATCTCCTCCACCAGCAAATCCATCACCATCCGGAGGACCATCTCCTCCACCAGCAAATCCATCACCATCCGGAGGACCATCTCCACCACCAGCAAATCCATCACCATCCGGAGGACCATCTCCATCTCCATCTGGATCAAGCACATGTTCTTCTTGTCCGAATGGTTCAAGTGGTTGGTTTATGTGTTTCTTCAATAATTGCGAAAGTAGCAAATGTACAACAGATGATTCAGGTGACGAAGAATGGTGTTTATCAGATGATTCTATTAATCCTTTAGGTTGGGGATTACTTTTTGGTGGAGTATTATTTATACTCATTATTGCGGCACTCATTATGAACAGTGGAGGAGATAGTGCTGGTGGAAATATGCGCAGAGGGAGGGGTCGTTCTTTAAGAGATATGGTTATATATAATCAAGGTGAATTAGCAGGGCTTGCAGGTAAATAAGTTGTAAATTCGCATTACCAATCTATTAAACAAACTTAAAGATATACCTTATATTATTTTTAATACACATATGAATTTAAAACAACACCTAATCAACAAATTAGATGAATTACCATGTGACCAGGCGATATTCTCTGACAAAATTTATAGGAAGATTAATAATCCAGAAAACACTTATTCTGTTTATAGATTAGATTTCAAAAACAATAGTTTTATTTGGATAAAACTATACAACTTTGTGTTACCTGAAGGACATGAATGTATTTCATTTGATAATTTAGTTTTCCATAAGGGTGTTTGTCAAGATGGATTAACACAAGCAAATGATTGTATTACAATTTATAATCATATAAATGGAAAGGCAACAAAAGAAATGATTTATAAGAGAGATAATTTACTCGTATGGAATATGTTTAATCAGGATATGGATCTTGATCCGAGTTTAGAGGTAGATTCTCTTCTAAATCTACCTACTCACGTGGATTTAATCCAAGAGTATAATAATGATTACTGGAGTGAAACTAAAGAGTGCCAAACTGATAACTATGATAGTTATGAAATAGTAGATGATTTTATAGATAGTTTCGAACCACTCAATGGATGGGATAACTTACTAGAAAGGAGTTCAGATACCGAAGAAGATATTATTCTAGATAATGTTTTAGAAAACAAAAAAAATTATAATTATCGGCATAAGGATGAAGATGAAAGAGAAGATGTATCTGATAATATTAAATACGATATTACCGAATTAGAAGAATATAGAATTGATCCATATGATGGCGAATATTATTCAAAGAGTGAATTTTTAGAATATTATGGAGGGGAAACTGAGTGGAATCATCAGGAACCAAAGCATGTTTTACTTAGAGAAGAATATTTTAAATTTGCAACTACTTTTAGTCATTTAAGTAATAAAAAGTTTATGTATTTATTTAAAAAGTATGAAAAGACTTTTAGTCAGTAAATTTATAATGTCCAACCACCACCAACGAATACCTTCACCCCTAAATCTCTCGGTTTCGATGAACCATGACACGTTAAGATAAAATCAATTAATTTAGGTTTACTCCAACTACTTTCAGTATATTTAAATGTTTCCGGTTCTCTATCTATCATTTCATTTAACATTTCTCTCAACTCATTTACATTCATTTTTTCTATTTCAGATTCTGTCTTATATTCATAATCTGTTTTTGTATTTTTATATTTCTTCTTACCCTGACATGTCAACGCTATTTTAACTAATTCTCTTTTTTTCAAGTTTTTTAATTCGCCAAAATTATATGAACCCTTTTCTCTACTCGTTATTTGCTTTATTATAGATTGTAACCCCCCTTTACCGCCCACATGATCGCTCAGTAACTCTTCTGTAAATTCATCGCTTTTATACTCTACTTTATCTTTTTTAGGTTTAGGTTTCATAGTTTGTTTTTCTACTTTTACTTTTTCTTTCATTCCATCATGATATGCTTGAACTTTTTCATCCATATCTATAATTTTATCATCGACTACTTTAACTTTTCCAATTGGCTCCATATAACTATCATATAAAGTATCTCCACTATAAAAATATTCAACACCATCATGAATAATTTCTATAAAATCATCTTCATCAGATGATTCTGATTCTTCTAAAATATCATCTTCATCTTCAAATAATTCATCATCTTCTTCATCATCTTCTTCATCATCTTCTTCATCATCTTCTTCATCATCTTCAGATTCTTGCAATGTTTGAGGTTCGGGTTCAATTGGTTCTTCATCATCCTCGGTGATATCATCGCCAAAAAAAGATCTTTTCTTATTCCAACCCTCCATACCTTCTTTCCATTCTAATACATTGTTGACCCCGCAACTATACAAAGCATGAATTAGTTTTTCAGAAGCATCACACTTACTATGGGCACAATATGTTATAATTGGAATATCATATAATTCTATCTTCTTATCATTTACTAATTCTTCCAGTTTAGGGTATTTTTTCAAAGATGATTTTAAGAATTTTAATACTCTTCTTTCAACACTTTTAGTTGTTAATTTATCTAATTCTTTCACGGGTAAATTAACTGAATTGGGTATTCTTTCTTTAGAGAAATACTCTATTGGCAATGCATTTACTATTATGGTATCTTTCATTTTAATTCTATCATCGAGGTTATCTATTGAGATAGTACATATCACTCTGATTGTCTTTAAGGGTCTCCATACTTTATTGTCATCTTCAACAATATAGTGAACATGTCTAGGGTGAGTTTTTTTATCTTCTTTATAGGGTTGAGGTGTGTTAAAAACTAAAGTAACTTCACCTTTATCATCGCATTTAACTAGACCGTGATTTTCATATTCGCCATAAGCACTTCCAGGTGGTAAGATTTCATGGATATTGGTGCTTTCATTTGTTGCCCAATAATAAACATGTTTATTAGAATGTTCTTCTCCTAATGTTAATTGTAAATTCAGAGGGTTCTCACCTAATTCAGGTAATATATTTTTAAGTTCTTCATTTTTTAAACTATAATTTTCATCACAAGATACCATTTTGGGATAAGGTGAATAATTATCATTTTTCTTAGACCAATATTCTATCTTTTCACTATCCAATTCTTCGGCTAAAAAACAAAAATTACATTTCTCAATGGTGCTATCTTTACTCATTATAAATTAATCATATATATTTTTTAAAAAGTTTTATCCGTGATTAAAATATTTAAAATGTCTTATCTGAAATCTTGTATAAAACCCTCAGATTATTTAGTATCTCATCCATACATTCAAGGATATATGTTGTTGTGCTCTGAATCTTTACAACTTCATCCGCATGAGACAGCTTATGTCCCTTATTCATTGAAACAATGAATACAATTTTATCCTCTAAAGGATGCGGTTTCTTGTATCCAATTAGATTAATGATTGAACTATCACTTACAGAATATCTCATCATGTGACTCTGAATTAAGTTACCTAATGTATGCGATTCATTTTCTACTTCATACCGATAAATATATTCTTTTTCTTGTTCGACAGAAACTCTCGATGTCTCTTCTTTTAAGAGACTTATGAATTCTAATTTTAAATACTCGCACTTTTGAATTAGTATATCAATACTCATTTTAAATAGAGCATCAGCGGGTAAATAATGATTACTCTTAATTGCGAAATTATAAGAATTTGCTTCACCAGTATCATCCCTATAAAAGTATCTCTCACTCTCACTTAATCTGAATTTCCTTTCATAGACATCTCTTTCTTCGGTCGGAATTTCTTCTCTGGATATCTTATCCTTTAATACTTCATTTACCATTTTCTCATCTATCTTAAACGAATAGGTTGCCTGAGAAACACCCTGGAACTTGGCATCTTGATAACCAAAACCAACGGATGGCGAACCATAAAATTGTAATTCTTGATATGTATCTTCTGTATTAGTTATTTTTAATTCAGTAATTAAACAATAGTGTGTATTATCCCTAAATTTAAATGGTCTGTAAATTTTATCCTTTTCCTTTTGAGACAAAGGCTTTTCTAAATCATAATTTTCAATATCGGTGGCACTTAATTGTTCTTTTAAGATTTTTTCATCTTCTGGCGACATATCATATGAATCATCAAAATAACGATTAATACGTTCTTGGAATCCAAATTTTAAGGGATAAATTTCAATGTCATTCATTGTGACAAACTTAAACGGTTCTACAGAATCATGCTTTACCTTACACATAAATAAATGATTTCTCATATAGTTTACAGGATTAATATACAGAGGCATCAGAGCAATTCGATGAAGTAACATTTCATTGTGTAAAGAAGAATTATTTACTGTCATGACTAAATCGTTCCCTTCTCCATCTGGGGATAAATTAAAACCCACTGTCGGGATATCAGTAAGTAATATACGCCGTATAGCATTTGCTAATGATTTATCAAAACCATATTTGTTATCTCCAGATAATATAAATCTTAATTCACCTTCTACACTTTCAACTTCAGTTATTTTAGGTTGAAACTTCTTGATTTCGTCGGTCATAGTTATATATTTTATACTAAGATAATATTTTTAAATAAAATCAAATTTATTAAATTTCATATTATATACTTAATGAGTAAAAATATTAGTAAAGATAAATTTAAAGATATGATTTCTGAAATGGAACAATCGGCTATGAAAACTAATCAAAAATGTAACATAAAGTGTAATAAGATAAAAACAAATTTTGCGAAAGATAAAAAGAAACTAACTCAAAAACGCAAATGCCATAGCAAATGTGAAAAGAAAAGAATGAAAAGCGTTAAAGCATTCCATGATAAATATCCGAAAGAATATAAACGATTTATTAATAGTTTAGGTGGTGGTTCATCAAAAAAGGAAAAAAACAAGAAAAAGAACAGTAAAAAAATCTAAAAAGATTAATAAATAAGTTTAATCATTTAAAAATTACTATTTTTAATTTAATAAATAATGTCTGATAGAGTTTTATTTATTAGTGGTCGTTGCGAGCATTGTAAAAAAATATTATTGGGGATTCAGCAATATCCATTTTTAAAACCTTTGTTTAAGGTTGTGAATGTAGATGTTCAATCTTATCCTAATTATGTTAAGTCGGTTCCATCTATCTTAATTAATAATCAAGTTATTAGTGGTCAAACAGTATTTGAATATTTTGGAAAACTGGTTGAAGGAAAAAAAGAACAGGAAGAGAGGCTACAAGCAGAAAAACCATCAGAAAAAGATCAGGGTCAATGTAGAATAAATGAAGAAGGTGAGTTAGAGGGATATTGTGGTGTTTCAGGGTTGGGTGGGTCAGGTGTAGAATATAGTATGATAAGTGAAGAAAATGATGATTATACCAAGAGAACATATAAAATAGAAACCGCATACGATTATTTGGAGGGTTCTTCAGATGATATTCATGGTCAGGTAAAATCAATGGAAGTTCAAGATGCTAGATTAAGTGAAAAGAGAAAAGCATTCGATAATGATTTAGAAAGAATGCAAAGAGAAAGAGGTGAAATGATGGGGAATCAAATGGGACCAGGTGGTGGAATGAGACCACCCATGGGTCAAGGACCTGGCATGGGTCAAGGACCTGGCATGGGTCAAGGACCTGGCATGGGTCAAGGACCTGGCATGGGTCAAGGACCTGGTATGGGTCAAGGACCTGGCATGGGTCAAGGCATGATGAGGTAAAAATATTATATATATATATATATATGGAAGATTACAGGAGTGTAGTTGAAAATATGATCACCAAATACAATAAACAATTCACTGAAATATGGAGAACTAATCCTAAGATGTATTTTCAACCTTGGGCAACTATACCAGAACTATGGGAATTATTACAAAGATTACATGAAAATATAGTTATAAATAAATTAATCACGGATTGGCGGAGTGTTGAAGAATGGCCTGAATCGCAGGAATATTATATAGTTTATTCGATAGTAAATTTATTATTCAATGGTGTTGATAGTTTTATGCCGGACGGAATAATAGAATATATAATGGAACAAGTATTTAGTAAACCAGGAACAAAGAGAAAATTATTACATAATATGTATTGGAGAACTTGGAACAGTCTAAAACTATTAAACAATGCTATAAGAGACGGAAGAAGAGAAATAAAAGATATGAAAAATGAATCATTCAATAAACTAACCAAAGATTTGTATGGAACAGATGATTACATATATCTATTTAGTGGTGTAAGAGATACGGTTTTCCCTAATAATGAATTAATGGATTTTATCAATGTTCATAGGAGAAAAAGTTTCCCTTTAAGATCTTGGACGCTTGACTTAAGAGTCGCAATGCATTTTGCAGCCTCAAGTGACTCCGAAACAAGGGATGTTGCTTATATTTCAGATAAACCATTTAGGTTAATATTTATAACCAAAGTATCTAAATTATGCTATGTTTCTCCACCACATAGTTGGGAAGCAGAAGTGTTAATTCCAAGTAGTAATTATTCATATGCGGGTCATTTTGAAGTAGATATTCCATATTATACTCCAATAAAAGACTCTATTACAGGAAAAGATTCTTATACTGAAGGAACTTTGCCTCTTAAGAAGTTCATATTTGTAATTGTAGATAGAATTGAAGATATTAATTTCAGAAACATGAACGCTCTAGAATACAATAAATATATAGACAGAATATATGATAGATTTATTAAGCCTTTAGTAGATGAAGAAGAAATAGAAAAGAGAAAACGTGACGAAGAATCAGATGAATTAGATGATTTTGATTTTGATGGGGGGGATGAAGAAGAAGTAATTGATGATTATAATAGACGTCGTTCTGGAAAGATGCCTAAATGGACTGGCGAAGGTGGTGGAATATATACAAAAGGGAGAAAATCCAAAAGGAAAAAAACCAAAAGGAAAAAAACAAAACGTAAAAAATCAAAAAGGAAAAAAACAAAACGTAAAAAATCAAAAAGGAAAAATAAATCTAAAATGCGTTAAACTATTTAAATAAATTAATTACTTTTATTAAATATAAATATGAAGACAGAAGTGGAAGATAAACTATTTAGTCTTTTTAGTGATTTCATTAGAGATTTATCTAAGACTTTCCCCGAAATAAAAAATAGTTTATATCGTAATTATGAATCATGTTTGACCGATATTGGAGACAAATGTTTAGATGATTTTCCGAAACTAAGTAAATTTTTAGAATTAATTGGAGAATATGAAAAAATGATTACAGATAAGAATTTAGAATTTTTTGATTTGGAAGTAGAATTCCTGGAAGAAATTTCATTCAAGAGATTATGGGAAAGGAACATCACTAACAAGACTAGAGAAAATATTTGGAAATATTTTCAGACGTTCCAGTTGATTAACATGAATTTAAAATCAAGTCAACAGCTGAAGGATGTTTTGGGTGAATTAGGTACAGATAAAGAGGTATCTATTGATAAGAAGACAGCGAAAGATCTTAAGAGAATGAAGAAGTTAAGTGAAAATGTTAAATCAGATGTTCCAGGAGAATCAGAATTAGATGACATGTTAAGTGGTCTAATGGGTGGTGGTATTGGTGATATTGCGAAAGAGGTAGCAAAGGGGTTAGATATTGAAAACATGTTTGGTGATGTAGACGAAAATAGTAATCCAATGGAATTAATGACACAGTTAATGAATCCCGAAAAGATGGGATCTATTTTTAATAATATTAATTCTGTGATGGAAAAGAAGATGGAATCAGGAGAATTAACTCAAGATTCTTTAAAGAATGAAGCAGAAGGGATGATGGGGAAAATGGGTGATAATCAAATGTTTAAGAATATGATGCAGGGCATGCAACAGGGTATGCCATCGGATATGCAACCGGATATGCAACCGGATATGCAACAGGGTACGCAAAATTCCGAAGAGGGGGAACCTGATAACGAAGATGATAATAGTGTCGAACCCGATACGCAAAAAGAAGAAAAGACGCCAGCAAACAAAGAGTTAACAAGAGAAGAAAAACAGAAAAGATTAAGAGAAAAAATTAAAGAAAAAAGAGAAAATAGGTAAATTTTAAATAATTTATTTTTTAAATATTATATTATAATATGATTAAAACTCCTTTTTGGTATACCGATATATCTATTCTTTACTCAAAGGATTCTATCACCGAAATTTTCCCTTCGAAAAGATTTGATATATTAAGAAAATTAAACGCGATTGTTCGATTATCTATCTTATATACATTAATATTTTTTTTCATGAAGAGGGAGCAAAAATATTTAGCAATACCCTTGATTGTTATGGGTATAACATGGTTAATCTGGTATAAACAAGAGGATATTCATGTTGATAATATTATGAAAGAATCTATGAGTGATAAACTAGAAGATTTAGTTAAAATAAATGATTTAAACACAGAATGTCGTATCCCAACAAAAGAAAATCCATTTATGAATCCAACTTTATCTGATTACGGTACTAATTTGCCCCCCCCACCTAAATCGTGTCCTAGTTATAATAACACAGGTGTTCAGAGAAGAGTAGAGGAATTATTCAACGAAGATTTATATAGAGATGTAAATGATATATTTGGAAAAAATAATAGTCAACGCCAATTTTATACAGTTCCAGGGAATCAAGTCCCCAATGATCAAGGTGCTTTTGCTCAGTGGTGTTATGGAACCCCACCGACATGTAAAGAAGGTAATCAGGTAGCATGCTTAAGTGCGAATGGTAGAATGGGTGGGAAGAGTAAATAATTTAATTGAAATTTTTTTTTATTTCTAATGAATATATAAATGACAGAAGCA